GTTCTCTCCAACAATAGTGTATGTCCACTTTGGGTCTACAACATTTCTTATGTAGTTTATATTGACCTCTCCTGTGAGCGTACTTGGCTTTACATACCAATAATTATTTTCATCGCAGTAACCTGGATATAACGCTGATGGACCAGCTATATTAGAAGACTCTAAATAAGTTTCTTTGTACTTTGGAACGTATTCCATTAACTTTCCGCTATACACCAAGCTTATAGGGGTGTACATGTCATTTGGTTTGGTGACATATGTGTTAGAAATTGACTCTGAAGCTGTCTTCATAAACTTGTCTATGTTAGAGCGAAGTATTGATAGCTTGTCCCCTTGATCTCTCGATAGTCTTCTTGAGTTCTTTAATGTAGATAACCTAGAGTATTCAGAGAAGTATTGGTCAAAGATAAGCTGCTGTGCATGCTTTGCATACTCATTAAACTGAGACACTGTTAGCGTCCCTCTATTCTCTTTATTTAGCACACTAAGTACGGTGCTTCTAACGTGATCTATCATTAGCAATTCTTTCCACAAAAATACAAAAAAAAGAGGAGCCACTTTCGTAACTCCCCTTGGTCGTAGTGTTGGGTGGAAACACTACAGTTTATTGGTGATGCCTTGTAAGACATCAAGACCATCGTCTGTTTTAAAGTATGCAGCTAGTGCTGAATATACGTTCTCCCCATAGGGTACAGTTACAATCTTATCTTTCGCCTTGTTGTTCCAGCATACAGTTCTGTTGTCGTCTTTGATGAAGATGACTCCCGTTTCTACTGCACGAACTGCAAGGTTTCTCAGCTTAATATTCTCATCTTGTGCTAGATCCATCACCTCTGCAGGATTCTTTCTAGCATAGACAAGCATATCACGTCTTAATTCTTTAGATGTCATATCAGATATAGATCCGTCTAATGCCACACGAGCAATAGCCTCTAGGTCTTCTATGTCCATTTCACGAACAAGGTTTTGTGCATCAAGCTTCTCTTCCTCAGATGCAATCTCTTCCTCTGCAAGTTTATTAGGATCAAACTCCTCATACTCCTTATTAAGGTCAGGGTGATATAAAGAAAGAAACTGCTGTAAAAGCACTTGTTCTTTTGGTATAACTAACTTTCCATCTTTAAATATAATTGCTGGTAATGTTACATCTCCATACTGCTCATCCTCAAACACAGAAGTTTGATTAGACGCAAATCTTAGAGACCTTGTCATTGTACCGTCAAAATATTGTAGTGGTTTGTTTAAGTGGTGTCTAGAACGTAGAATAAAGTTAACTGGTGTTCTATTACCTTTTAAGATATATATTCTATCCTTTACTTCCCATTGTGGCTGGGTAGCCGTTTTACTTTTTGCCATTTTATTATAATTAGATTAAATTAAAAAAAAGGGGGACGAGAATCCCATCCCCCTAATTAATATTACTTCATTAAGATAAAGTTGTTAGCTCCATGTACACAAAGAGCTCTTTCACTTAAGAAGTGTACTTCCATAGCGTCTAAGTCGCTAGTCATTCCAGCATTACCAGCAGAACCAGTAATCCAAGACTTGTACTTACGATCTTCAGCTTCTGACTTTCTGTACTTCACGTGTAAGAAAGGACGTACAGCATTTTTACCTAGAACTTGGTCGTAGATAGTAGTTGTACCAGCAGGTACTAACACACCGTCTACAGCAGAAGTTAAGGCTCCAGTTGTAGCGTCATTTAAGTATTTCCAGTCAGTTTTGTAGAAATCATATCCTAAGTTGAATCCTTTGAATCCAAGGCTGATTGCCATTTCTTCATCGTTATCGAATAAACCGTAAGAGCTTGTAGAAGCACCGCTGTTGTTTTGGTCAGCTAATACTTTGTCAATCTCGAAAGATTTAGTTCTGTTAACGAAAAGAACATTCTCTTGGATCGCTCCTTCTTTGTCAAGAACTTTGATAAGCTCTTCTAAGTCAGTACGAGCAGCAATTGAACCAGTAGCAATGTTTCCTCTGTTTTCGATTTCATAGAATAAACCTTTTGTTCCTTTGTATCCAGCAGTTTCAGCGCCAGATGAAGCAGCAGCAGGTTCTCCTTCGATAAGAGATAATTCCATGTAATCTTCGAAACGTAGACGAGTTTCATGCTCTGATTTTAAGTACCATAGGTATCCAGTAGCACCGTTCTCAGTAGTTACCTCGATCCATCCGATCTGCGCCATATCAGAACCATTGACTTCATACTTGTCTTTGATGATGATAGGGTTAGTAGTTTGGATGTCTTTAGCAGCTTCTAAAGAACCACTCATTCCACTTGTTCCTTTCTTAAATTCAGAACCGAAAGCAAATACGCTAAGTCCAGTTGTTCCTACAGCAGCAGCTAAGTTTGCTCCAGAATAAGAAGCAACAGTAAATGTGTTTGTAGTTACGCCTGTGATGATAGCTTTGTCTTGGTCAGTTCCGTCAGAAATGATTACTGTTTGGTTTAAGCGGAAAGGGTGTCCATTTGACGTGATAACATCGGCAGATCTAGTTGCGCCAGATACAGCCAAGTGAAGTCTTCCTTGCTCAGACCATTGAATTACATCAGATTGGAAGGGCATTTCAGCTCCTACCATTCTTAAAAAAGCAGATACAGAACGGTTTCCATATTTTTCAAATTCTGCTTCGTATACATCAGGTAAGTATTGAGAAGTAAACTCAATAGCAGAACCTAGATAGTTAGTCGATAAAGTCGACTTTGATGGAGATGGCGTTAATGCGCCTTGTACTCCAGAAATAGTTACACTCATTTTAAAAGTTTTTTAGTGATTAATTATCGTTTTCTAATTTTAAACGAAAAATTATCTCCCGAATCTACTGCTCTAAACTTTGTTCCTCCACTATCGGTTGGTGTATTTGACCTGACACTCATGTCTATATTTTTGGTCTCCTTCACTAATCCGTCTGTTGCATCTGCTTTCCCCTGCTCGTAAGCGAACTGGAATAAAGCATCAGCATTTGTGGCTGCAAATAAAGCTTTATGATAAGATGACGCATCCTTCACGATCCCCTTTTCATCTAAGTGCTTGTTAAAGAAGTTATTTATGTCTAACTGATTCTCTTTAACCTTACTTACATCATTAGGTTTAAAAACTTGCTTCTTATCTCCGACTTTAAATTCAAAACCTTTGAACTCATCATTGAATAGAGCATTTGTTTTTTCTTGGAAGATGCGAGATCTATCTTTCTGCGATGCAGACTCTTGATCTAATTCTTCTTGGTATTTATTATAAAAGTTAAAAGCTTCCTTGTAGTTTTCAGGAATATCGGCTTCTCTTGACTCAAGAGGAGCTTTATATTTTTCCTTCATACCCTCAAAGTGGTTTCTAGCTTTGTATAATTCTTCTTTGTACGCAATCTTTTTCTTCTTGATGTCTTTCTCTTCATCAAGGTCTGAATCAAAACTGAACTCCTCATTAATAAGGTAGTCAATCTCTTCAGCGTCAAGGTGTGGCTTTTCCTGCTTGTAATACTCACGAATAACGTTAGTATCATCCATAGCACTCCAGTCTTGCTGAAGCCTAGCATAATCCTCAAAGGACCTACCAGTCTCCTGCTTGTACTTCATGAAGTTAGCCACATCCTCTGGTAAAGGTTGCGCTTCTTGTTTGTCATTATTTAAAAGAACGTCTAAAGACTCCGCTTCTACGTTTCGTCTTTCTTTTAAGTAGTTTAATATACTTTGATCATCCAGCTCTACTGGCTTGGATACTACTTCTTCTTTTTCTTGTACATCTTCGGCTTGCTCTTGGACTTGCTCTTGGATGTTTTCTTCGGATACGGCATCTGTCGTCTCTTTAACTAATTCTTCTTCTTGAACAGGGGCTTGAGTTTCCTCTTGCACTGTTTCTTGAACTTCCTCTTGTTGAGGCTGCTCTTCTTGTTTTGGCTCTATAGGATTACCTTCGGCATCCAAAGCTCTTAGTTTCCATTCCATTTTAATTAAATTAGATTATTGCAAAATTATTAAATTAATCAATACCCACGATTCCCTCCATACCTGAGCCTAACGCGTCTTGACCATCAAAGTCGATAGGGTCTAAGTCTTGCTGTCTTTGCTGTATTAACTTCGACTGTTGAGATGCTTGCTTAGCTGTTCTCTCGTCTTTCCTATCCTCTTTGTATTTATCTTTATTCTGTTGCATCTGTAGCTCAGAAGACTTTATTTGGCTTTCAATACCCTTCTGCATCTTGATAAGTTCAGCCTTAAGCATAAACTCTTGCTGCATTCTCTGCATTTCAATCTCAGCCTCTAACTGTTTAATCTTAGCCTCTGCCTCCATTTTAGCTAATGCTGTTTGCTGTTTAGCTTGTTCAGCTGTCATAGCTGCTTGCTGATTAGCTTCTGCTTGTAAAGCAATGTTTTCTTGCTGTCTCTTATTGTCAAGCTTTTCTTTACGTCTCTTTCTAACCTTAAGAAGCTGTGATGCAATCTTTACATTCTTAATGTTCCTAATGTCAATGGCATCATCAATATCAATTTTACCAGCAGAGAGTGAAGTCTGTATGTTTTGTTCTAACATCTGCTTCTCTTCTTCGTCTGGGTGCATTTCAATAAAGATTCCAAAGTCATGCAAATGAAGATCTTTGATTTCGTCTAGTATATCTACACTGTACTTTCCAATATTCTTCACAAAGTCTTCCTTCATGTCGGAATATTCTAATACATCAGATAGTCTATATGCAATACATTCAGCTAGTCTTTCTGTCATAAACAATCCAGACTTTAATATATGCCTAGTAGCTGTATTAGAGTTTAGTGCTGCTAGCTTCTGTACACCAACTAGTGCATTAGAATCTGGCATAGACCCATCTCTAGCTTCATTTAAGCCTGTCACGCCTCTCAACATATTGAGATTGTAGTTGTACATGTTAATCAGAGAAGATATCTTTGAGTTAGCTCCAGATGAAGTTAGCTCTTGTACTGGTATCTTTCCACTGTTAAACTCTCCTTCTTCAGTTAAGCTTCTACCTAATACAGACCCAGTTTGGAAATACATATTTAATGCCTCCTGTGGAGAGTATGTGTTACCATTTCCTAAATTAACGGAAGATAGTCCATCTAAATCAATAAAGACTCCGTCTGGAATCATCTTGGCAGCAACTTGCTGAAGTTTAAGGTGTAAAAGTTGTATTTGATCCGCAAAGGGAATCATTCTCTTTACAAGTGAGTCAATCTGACCTCTGTACATTTTTGGCGCAGACACAACGTAGGGAGCGTACACTCTCTCCATTGAACTTTTTGGACGCACCATATTTTTCATCAGCTCCCACTTGAGAATTTTGTTCGTTCCTAATACAAGAACACCTTCGTACCATACATCAATTCTTTTAGATAATTTTTCAAAACGTGCTTGTTCTGTTTTGGGTGGATTGAATTGATCGTCTTTTCTTAGAACTTTTTCTCCGCCTTGCGCTGTTCTCTTTTTCTTATATACGATATTCTTGTCAGTCTTGTAACAGAAATATAATAATGTTGCAGTATTCTTATCAAATGAATCAGTTTTATAACCACCTCTCATTCCTTGATACGAATCAAACTTAGATGCCGACTTGGCAATCTCTTGAACTTCTTCTTGTGTTATCGATGGATCAACTTTCTTGATCTCCGTAATGTTGACGTTCTTAACCTCTCCAAAGTAATAGCAATCCTGAAAGTGTGGATCTTCTGTTGGGCTGAACACTAAGTCAGCTGGGTCTACATAGTCAACTTTAATTCCATCGTGTGTATTGAATGTGTGCTTTGCGGCAGAGACTCCAATAACCGTAGAATCTTCATCTAATCTTTTTTTAACATACTCATAGTCGTTATGCTTTAACACAGATGTAATTGCCTTCTCTTCGGCAATCTCGATGTCATCCTTGTAGTCTATTTGCATGTGGATGTCAAGCTCATCGTCTGTCTCAGGAAGCATGTCTGGCTGTACGCTAAACATATCCTTTCCTAGCATAGCTCCGATCTCCTCGAAGTCTTCTTTATTTCGCATTTCTGTTTGAATACGATTCTTGTACATCGCTTTCTTGTTTGAAGATACTGGGTCTACTGCCTCAGCCTTTACATCAAACAATCTATTTGAAATGCCATTAACTACAATGTCTACAAACTTTGGTATAATAGGCACGGGAGTCCAATCAAGATTTAGATAGGATATGTCTCCATTAATTGCAAGTTCGTCCTTATACTTTCTAACGGACTGCTCGCCCATTGCATATGTCCTCAGTTTATGATAGGTGTCTCGGTTGTTATAAAACCTTGATTGTCCACCTTCTTTTCTAAACCATTCAGACTCTATAGCATGCCCTACCATAAGACCATATTCTTTAGACGCTTTCTCAGCATCTGAAGCTAATTGATTTGGAAATCCAATAACGTACTTCCCAGAAGTTCCTCGCATATTATTACTTTATAATAGAGCTAACCGTGCCTGTATTATTATACCTTGCAAAGTTAACATTTATTTCTGTATCTTTTCTTTGAGCCTTAATGACGTATTTCTGGTTTGCCATAATAGCAAGACCTGAACTAACTGTTGCATCAAACTTGGTTCTATTGCTAATATCATAGTTAGCCCAATCCAATAATGTCCTATTGAAGTACATATTACCAGTACCTTCGTCACTAAACCCTACATTGTTTTCAATATAACTTTCTATTGATTCAGCATGAATTGATATCACCGCTGGAGATGATGGTATACCACCTAGCTCTCTTTCGGCTTTAGATAGATCATTTCTGTGTTTATCTGGTCTATTTATGCTCCATTTTCTATACCCCCTGTTTTTTAAATGATATAAAAGTCTTGGTTTGTTGTTCTCAGCTAATACTGGCATTCCGTAAAACACCATAGCCATAAGAACATCTTCATAAAATAGCTCTGCTGTCTGTGGTCTGTATACATATTCTAAAAAGAACATATTACTTGGACCATCTAAATTAACCCTAGTGAACCCATGAAGGGCTCCATTAGATCCTCCACCTCCTACAGTACCAGATATGTCATAAGAGTCACATCCAAAGGAACCTATGTGTTCATTGCCAGGATACTTGAATCCATTCTTATTTACAACTCTATTCCTAAGCTCTCGTGGCGGTATCCAACTAACATAAAACCTTCCATGCTTCTCTGGTGTCCATATAACCTCTGTATCCTTAACACCATTCTTCCAGGAAAAACCTCCCCTTTGAACAACACGTTGCCTTTGCAAGTTATCATTAAAGTCTATCTGCTCATATATCCTTGTCAAGCTAAACAAACTATTTTTAGCCTCATCCCTAAAAGCATGACCCTCTGTTCTAGGAAACTGTCTATAGAACTCATTTAGTGCGTCAGAATCGTTTCTAAGGCTCTCTACTTCATTTTCCCAGTAATCTAGTACTCCTCCATCTATAACGTCTCCATAGTGGTCTAAAATGGCTTTATTTGGTTTTCTAAAAACTGGTTGTCCGTACTGATCTAGAAACCCTTCGAAGTTCCATTCCATGGGAATAAATAAAGAATACATTCCACTCTTAGTCTGTCCGTTTGCGTTTCTTTGCGTCACATCAGAGTCTCTGTAAAGTCTTTTGAAGTTTCCTCCTCCTTTGTCTTGAGAGTTTGAGGTAGACCCCATTAGGCACTTGCCTATGATTCTTCTACCTAATCTAAGTGTAGTTTTAGTGACACGCCAG